GTCGGGAAGTGGGCAGACGGTGCTCAACCCGGACTATTACCGGCTACCGCTGACCATGGCCGACCCATGCGGGACGGGCGTCGGCTGGACGAACGTCTACGACGACCTCCTGCTCGGCGTGACATGGACCGGTGCGCGGCGCTGGGTGCAGACCGTGACAGAGACGTACAGCCTCACGCTGGCCACCGCAGCCGGCGAGGCCGAGGCCACCAGGATCGTGCAGCGCTCGTCGGCAACGGTTAACGTCGAGAGCGATCTGGCCGAGGCCTGGACGGAGGGACCGATTGACGGTTCCGGCGGGGCATTCGACATCCCGAACGACGCCCGCCGCAATGCGGCCATGGTTGTGGCGCTTCGCATGGGGCAGGTCGAGATCATCGGCGCGCACCGCGAAACAACGGTGTCGTGGCAAGTGCCGACCAGCATGGCGCTGGGCGTAGACCTTGTGCACACACTGCAGGTCGCCGATCAGGGCGTAACCGCCAGCGGCAAGTGCCGGCGCATCGTCGACAGCTTCGACCTCGGCTCTGGCTCTGCCGTTACCACGATCAGCATCGCCATCATGCGTGGCGGCGGGGTGAGCGATCCTCTCACGCTGCCTAGCCGGCTTGGCGAGGGACAGGTCGGCGAGGGCGAGGGCGATGTGTTCTACGAGCCTTTGCCAACCCAGCTCGGCGGCCGAACGGGCATCCCGCCCTACGACGATGAACTGGACGGATTCGCCGGCAACTACAGCCAGAACAATCCGAACGCTGAGGTCTTCCCGCGCCGACTGAGCGTAACGGCCGCTGAGATCCCGGCTGCGCAGCGCGACGAACAACTGCTTGATGCCGCGGTGCTCTACCGCGTCGGCATCCCCAATGACCTGCTGGAGCTTTAACCATGGCGCTTGGAGACGCACGACGCGCTGGCGGTGATGCCATTGAGAAAGCCCGGCGGGGTGGCGGCGATGCCATGGAAAAGGCTCGCCGTGATGCAGGCAAGCAGATGGAGGCCACGCGACGCGGAGAGGCGGTCGCCGAGGACATCAACAGCCTCGTGCGGCCACCGCGCCAGGCCAGGACATTGCCAAAGGTGGCGCCTGTTGGTCCTTTGCCGGCGCAGCGCAGCAGCGCGGATTACAAGGCGCCGGCCGTCACCGGTACAGCAGGAATCGCCAGCCCAGTGACCGAGCCTGATGCCTCGGCACGCACCTACTGGCCGGGCGGCTGGCCCAGTAATGACGGACTTCTGGTGCTTCCAGCCATTCGCCAGGTGCAGATGCAGGACGCCAACGGCGCCGAGGTGATATTCGACTACGCGGACCCGAGCGCATGACGCAGATTACATGGGGCAACCCGTACCGCGGGCTATGCCGAAACGGCAGCATTGCCCTGCCCAACGGTGCGAGCCGTGCCTGTCCGCAGCCCTGGGGCGAGACGACCGACGACTACGGCCAGGCCCTGCTGCAGCGTGGCCCTGCCGCCTATGTGGTACGCAGCCAGGAGGAGGCCGCGCGCGACGCCGAGCTGGGCTACACCTGGCGCACAGATGCGCTGCTCGCCGGCTCGGATTTCGAGCTGTACGGCCAGGTGCTCGGCGGCTACATCTACTGCGCTCCGGACGGCAGTCGCTGGCACATCGCGGCCATGTGGCCAACCGTGCAGGCGCAGCAGCCGCTCACGCTGAACATCACCGCCACCCGTTTCGGCGAATTCGATGGTGCAATGCCCGTCACGCAAACGCTCGCCGTTACACTCGCTGACATTGGCCAGGCCGAGCCCGACCCGGCCAAGCCGGTGAGCGCCACCGTGAGCATCGCCGTGTGCGACCTGCAACCGGACGGAAGCCGGGCGCTGCTCATGCTCTACATGCCGTATGGCGTCGTGCGGCGGTGGGGCTACAGCAACGCCAATATCGGCAAGCGTCCTCTGGGTTGGCTGGAGCTGACCCTCGCGGGCGACGCCGCGGGTCTAACGGCAAGCCTCGCCGTAATCCGCACGCGTACCCAGACGCTCGGATCGGAGGTTGTACGCCAGAGCAATTGGAGCGGAAGTGGGCAGCTCACACTGGCCGGCCTCACCTCAACCAGCGTGGACATGGGCGACTACACCGAGGTCACCTACACCTACCAGGCTGGGTTGGGCGAGACGTTCGGCTACGACCACTTGGCCGCCGACAACGAAATCAGCCTCAGCAGCCGCATCCTGGCGCTGTGGTATGCCGGCGTCGGGTTCGAGGAGCTGACCCTCGATTACAGCTGGACCGAAAGCGGGGGCAATGCCGTCCCACAGGAGGCCACCAGCGGCCGGCGCATCGAGCATCACCCGAAAGCGGGCGGTGCCGTGACAGTGGTGGAAGACAGCCTCTCTCACCAAGTGACCCGAAGCGGACAAATGGCCGGGGCCGTGAACATCGCCTTGCGCCGCGGCGCAGAGGTGGTTGCGATGATCAGCGGCTCAAGCAGCAACGCCATGACACTGAGCCGCGTACTGGCATCGCCCTCCGGCGCCTCGCAAAGCTGGACGGAAACCGGCAGCGGAACACTGGATGGCGTGTCCGGGTCGATCACCGAGGCGCAGGCGTTCGACGCGAACACCCCGTTCTTCACCTACGTCAGCACCTCGCGGCTGGCCCCTCATCTGCCGGAGCCGACGGCGCTGGCCAGCGGATTTGGCGCGGAGATGTACATGACTGCCTGGCAGCGCACCAACGTCGCGCCGCGGCGCTACAGCAACTACCTGCTTGGCCTGCTCGTGGAGCGCGGCCCGTACGATTTCGATGCGGCCGTGTACCGCTACGCACGCCGCACCACGGCCGCGGCCTACCCGGGCGGTAGCGATGCAGGCGGCCTGGCTGCCAATGCGGGCACGGCCTACTACGGCAGCTACAACCCGGCCACCGGCGCCGTGATACGCGATCAAACCGAACCCGTCTGCTGGATCTGACCGAGGACAACCATGGATTTCGTGAACAACTGGAGCCGGCCGATCACGCTGGCGGCCGGGGCGACCACGCTCGCGCTGGATTTGCCCGATGGCAGCTACCGCCTGACCCTGGCCGACAAATCCGCGGGCGCCACCCGCTGGGAAATCATCGACGCCAGCGTCGCCGCCGGCACCGCCACGCTCACCCGCGCGCAGGAGGGCACCACCGATCAGGCCTGGCCCGATGGCAGCGTCATCTACTGCGGCCTGACGGCTGGCACGCTGGCGCAGCTGGCCGCCCCGGCGGCGCCGGTCCGTAGCCCGGTAATCGAGGTGTCAGCAGATCGATCGCTGACCAGCGCAGACGATGGCGCTTATCTGCTGCTGGCCGCCGCCTGGGTGACGCTGACCATTGCGGAGCAGGCGGCTGGCGCATGGGCTGATGGGGCAGAGCTTCGCGTCCAGACCCGCGTAGGCACCTCGATCGCCCCGGGCGCCGGAGTGAGTCTGTCCCGTGCTGACGGCGTTTCTGGGGCTGTCTCTGGGGCGCACAGCGATTCCGTCATCACCCTCAAGCGCGTCGGCCTGAACTGGTGGATGGCTAGCGGCGACGTTTCCCTGGTCTGATCTGGAGTAACCCCATGCAACCCGCAAATCTGGATCTCGCCATCATCCAGGGCTCGACCCTGCGCGACACCCTGCGGCTGATGCAGCCGCGCTACGAATATCGGCCGATCACCGCGCTCGGTGGCTCGCCCTTGCGCCTCACCGTAGACCACGGCTTGCCGGGCAGCTGGCTGGCCTGGGTCGAAGGCGTCAATGGCATGCAGGGCGTGAACCGCTCGACACGCGAACGGCCGCACCGCGTCATCGTGGTCGACGCTGACACGCTGGAGATCAACGCGCTGTCGGCGTTCGGCCTCAACCCCAACGGCGGTCAGCTGATCTACAAACCGCCGGTAGACCTGACCGGAGCCAAGGCCCGCATGCAGATCCGGGCCGGCCTCGGCAGCGCTCTGCTGCTCGAACTGAACACGGAAAACGGCGGCCTGGCCATCACTGGCCCCGGAACGCTGACGCGCACCATGAGCGCAGCGCAGACCGCCGCGCTCACTTGGACCGAGGCTGTTTATGACCTTGAAGTCGAGTACGCCGACGGCACCGTCCAGCGCTACCTGCAGGGGGCCGTCACCGTCAGCCGCGAGGTGACCACATGAGCACGGTTGCGATCTGCGGTGATCCAGAGGTGCTGGTCATCGAGGCCGGCAGCGAATACGCCGTGGCGCTCGAGCCGGACGCCGAGACGGTCGTCGTCATAGCTGGGGACCAGGGGCCGCCCGGGCCGCCTGGCAAAGACGCCCCCGGCTCCGGCGGCTCGCCCGTCATCAGCGCCGATCCGAACAACCGCCTGACACAAGGCAGCGACAACGGCCTTTTCGTATCCGACGACCTGAACCCCGACCCGCTCGCCTACTACATCCTCGCAAAGGGCTAACCAATGAGTCTCGAAACCAAAATCATCGCACTGGCCCAAGCCATCGGCGCGGACATCAAAGACCTGCGCACCAAGCAGGGCGACCTCACCGCACTGAGCACGACCGCCAAGGGCAACCTGGTTGCCGCCATAAACGAGCTGTACGGCCTGCTTGGTTCGTCAGGGGCTGTCATTGACGACAACGCCGGAGACGGCGCCACGTCCGTCACCTGGTCTGCCAACAAGATCTTCGACTCCATCGCCGCCGCTTCGGCTGCGCTGAAAAACGAGCTGGTGGATGGGGCCGGTGCCGCTCTCGACACGTTGAAAGAGCTGGCCGATGCGCTTAACAACGACCCGAATTTCGCCGCGACCATCGCCAGCGAGATCGCCAACCGCGTGCGTTACGACGCTGCGCAAACACTCACCGCCGCTCAGCAACTGCAGGCTTGCCAGAACATCGGCGTCGGCAACCCTGAGCGCGATTTCGTAGCGGACTACACCACAGCCAAGGCGTAAATCATGAGCCTACAGACCCGCATCACTGCACTCGTGCAGGCAATCGGCGCGGATATCAAGGCGCTGTATTCTGGCAAGGTGGGCACCTCCGATGCTCGCCTGACTGACGACCGCGAGTGGACTGCCTCGACCGTCACCCAGGCTGAAGCCGAAGCCGGATCCGCCACGACCCGCCGCGCCTGGACCTCGCAGCGCGTGCGCCAGGCAATTGCTGCCTGGTGGGCTGCCAGCGCGATGAAGACGAAGCTCGATGGCATCGCGGCCGGGGCTACCGCCAACGCGACGGACGCCCAGCTGCGCGACCGTGCGACTCATACCGGCAGCCAGGCGATCAGCACCGTGACCGGGCTGCAGGCCGCGCTGGATAACAAGATAAACACCAGCGAGCGTGGTGTATCGGGCGGCATCGCTACCCTGGACGCGACCGCCCGTATTCCTGCCAGCCAGCTGCCGAGCTATGTCGACGATGTGCTTGAGTACGCCACTACGGCGCAGTTCCCCGCGACGGGCGAGGGCGGAAAAATCTACATCGCCATCAACCAGGGCACCGCGGCGAACCCCACCCGCCAGTACCGCTGGACCGGCTCGGTGTATGCGGAGATCAACCCGTCCCCGGGCACCACCGACGCGCTGGCCGAGGGCTCGACGAACCTGTATTTCAGCGAGCACCGGGTTCGCAACACGGTGCTTACCGGCCTGAGTTTGGCCGTGTCCACGGCAGTGACGGCGGCCGATACAGTACTGTCGGCGTTCGGGAAGATTCAGGCCAGACTTAACCTGCTAGGTACGGCTGCTAACGCTAATGCGCAGGCCAATGCAGCTGATACGACTGTGGGCGCTGTGCTGCTCAATGGCGCACATGGGCTAGGCTTGACCGGCGGCTGGGTAGCCGGGAATACGATCACGGGCGGCGCCAGCTGCAACACGGCGATCCGACATGGGTGGTGGGTAGTCAACTCTACGGCGGTCGATGCGCCGGTAGCTGGCATGGCCGGCTGGCTGTTCGTCGACGGAGCGAACGCCTCGACTTACTTGACCCAGCGGTTTATCGCCAACGCCACGGGCGTGCCGCGAGAGTTCCGCCGTAACTGCTTCAACGGCACATGGTCGGCATGGGTCGAGTTCTGGCACGCAGGCAGCTTCGACCGGACAGCGCTACCGGTCGAGAACCAAATGCGCGACAGCGGTCGGTTTGGCGGACTGGTGGACCCGCTCAACCTCTACGTGACGACGTTCGACAACGTCACCGGCGTCCTGCAACCGTACCAGCCGGGGTCGGCATGGACGAGCGCTGGGCAGTTCTTCCACGACAACAGCACGAACGGAGGCGCGCGCGGAGCCCTGACGCAGGACGTGAGCGCCCTTATCGCTGCGATGGGTCGGACAGGGAGCGCTTTGCGTTACGGTGTCGAGTTCTTTGTTGGCACCCTAAACACCGGCACCGGTACAGCCACACCCCACGTCGGGGCGGACGGCACGACGCGGTACCTGGCGACCGTAAACAACTCACAAGCGTTATCCGGCCCTGGGAACCGGATCACATTCGTGGGGTGGGTTCGAGTGAAAACTGGCAGTGTCCACCTGCGGGCAGAAGGGGTGGATACCTGGGTTAACGGCACGAAGGTCGCGGCTAACAGTATTGTCCTTCCGGCAAATACCTGGGTCCATGTCCGTCAAACCACTACCGCCACGGGCGGGTATGACAACGGATTCCCGCGGGTTTACGCCACCGTGGGCGCGAATGTCCAGTTTGCGTGCCCAGCAGTGTTCGCGGGTGAGGTCGACGTGGGTATTCACACCGCGCCGATCGCTACGTCGCCCGTGCTCAAGGATGTGCTTGCCAAGGTTGACCAGGAGTTCGTACAAACCGCTATCGCACCCAAGCAAGACAAGTCCACCATCATCACAACGGCTACCAGCCGCACGCTGGCCCTGACTGACGCTTGGAACTACGTTCGCCCCGGCACGACCAGCGCCATCACGCTGACGGTGCCAACAAACGCAGCCGTGGCGTTTGAGATCGGGACAGAAATCACCATCCGCGCACTCGGCAACGTCACGCTGGCCGCCGCCAGCGGCGTCACGCTGAACGCGCCCTCCGGAGGCACGCTGAACATGACTGCGCGCATGACCCTAACACTGAAGAAGGTCGCCACGAACGAATGGGACGTGATCGGCCAAACGGTGCCAGCATGATGCCCGGAGTGGTGGCGGGGTTTCCTGTGGCATCCCGCTACGCCATCACCGCCACATTCGCGACCTACCAGACCCTGACGACGGGCTACAGTCGTGGCGTGTACGGCTCGATCAGCCCTGCCTATGCCAACGTCGACGGCGTAACCAATACCGCCGGCGCGGCGGGGCAGATCGACCTACTGGCCACGACGCAGGACGAAGCGACGCTCGCCTATTCACTCGAACTGGTCATCGTCGGCAGCTACACCCTGGCCAGCCTGCCATTCACGACCATGCGCGTAGCTGACGCCAACAACGTGACCTACAACAAGAGCAACGCAACGCTGACCGTATCAGGCGGCAAGACCACGCTGCGCTGGGCGAATGCTGCGCGGTTCTTCACTGGGTCGGCGGCTGTCGTGTTCGCGTAGCAAGCCTGTTACCACAGCCCCGCCAGTCGGGGCTTTTTTACGCCTGGAGTTTCCCATGACCCTTTCTGAAATACGGGAGCGAGCCATAGCGCCCGCTCTCGCGATGCTGCCTGCGCGGATGTCGAGCCGAGAGGCTGAGATCATGCTGTTGGCAATCACGCAGCAGGAAGATCCGGAACAGCGGCGCCGTCAGTGGCCGACCGGGCCGGCACGCGGGCTCTATCAGTTCGAACAGGGTGGCGGCGTGCGTGGCGTGCTGAATCATCCGTCGAGCCGCGACCATGCTCGGCGCGTATGTGCTGCGCGTGGCGTTGCGCCGGAGCCTGCTGCCGTATGGGCTGCGCTTGAGCGTGACGACGTGCTCGCCTCTGCATTCGCCCGACTGCTTCTCTGGACCGATCCGAAGCCGCTGCCAAGCGAGCATGACGCGGCTGGCGGCTGGGATTTGTATCTGCGCACATGGCGACCCGGAAAACCTCATCCGAGCCGCTGGCCCGCCCGGTACGCCGCGGCGGTGCGGGAGGTGATGCGATGATCGCCTGGCTGAAGTTTGTGCCCAGCTGGGCCTGGTGGGTGCTGGCTCTGGCTGTTGTGGCCGGCGGGCAGCAGATCCGGGTGCTGTCGGCTCAGTCTGTGGCCTTTAAGGCACAGGCGGACCTTGCCAACTACCGCACCGAAGTCAGCGAGCGCGACCGCCGCGCTGCGCTGTTCGTCATTCAGGAAAACCAGCGGCGCCAGGCCGCGACGGAGAAAGCAGATGCAGAGGCACAGGAACAACTGGCTGCAGCGCGTACTGATGCTGAGCGCGCTGGTAGTGCTCTTGAGCGCCTGCAGCAGCGCCTCGCAGCAGCTGAGCAGCGCAGTCGTAACGCCGGCAATGCCATCACTGCCCAGCTCAGCCAGGCAGCCGAGGACGCCGCCCGAGTGCGAGCCGACGTGTTCGGCCGGATTGGAGAGGCTGCTCAACTCTATGCTGGAGTCGCCGACGAGCGAGGAATAGCTGGGTCGGCGTGCGAGAAAGCTTATGACGCTGTGAGGGGGAATTGAGATTGCCCGGACGGGCTGAGATAGGGGAAATTTCTTCCCCAAAACGCAAACGTAAGTGTTTGATTCTGTTGCCGCGGGAGATTGCGCAAAAGAGCGGATTTCTGAGCGTGAAAACTGGCCGAAAGCCGCGCGGCACTAGGCGTTGAGCCTGATCCGTGCGGCGTCCCAGGCTTTGATACCATAGAGGCGTAAGTGCTTGATTTTACAGGGCAATATTCTATCCCCAAATTTCCGCCAATATATCCCAAAAACTAACCAATCTCAGCACGCGTGAACCTGATGTCCGTAGCGCCCTTGGATATATTCAATCGCGGGTTCAGCTTCGCAATAAAAAGGGCTTCCATTTTGTGAAGGTTGGATTTGTGGCATTCGATCACATGATAGGAATCAAACATCTTTGAATACTCGCCGCGGGTGTGGTCGCCAATACGTGCATGACAGTTTTCCGACTGTCCAACGTAAACGACAGACCCTTTATGGATCAAAAAGTAAATACCGCACTGGATGGCGAACCGCTGGGACAGGGCGATAATCTCTTGCTCATCAGGCAGAGACTCGATCAGCTTCATGGCTCGCTTGTGTAGCTGCGTAACGATGCCTACCCGATTCTTATTGGCGGCCTCTGCGTAACGGAGTGCGCGCTCTTTATCGGCCCCCAAGTAAACCTCTCGGCCGGTAGAGAGTTTGTATCGGTAAGCGCCTTTCGAAACGTATAGGTTGGTTGGCAGATCATGAATTCTTGGGCGAGCCATTTTGTCTCCTGTTTAGATTATGCCACGTCGATCCACTCGGCGCCCCGGCTGTCACGGTAGAGCGCGGTCATCGCTGCCGACTTGTGGCCGAGCAGCAATTGAGGATCGCGGCCTTCCGCTGCGTGCAATCTGGCGGCCAGTGATCGCATCTCGTGGAAGGTCGGAGGGCTAGCCCCGAACTCAATGCCGGTGCGGTCCCGTGCGGCTGCAAATGCGCTGGTCAACGTGTCCAGCATGATCGGCATTCCAGGCGTCGCGCGGCTCACGGTGCGGCTGTGATGCACAAGATGCTTTGACACTACCGCATCACGGCAGGCTTTAACCACCTCGCCCAACTCGAGCCCGATCGATTCCAGGCGCAGCTTCGTGCTGATCCGCAGCCTGGCGCCGGTCTTCGCCTGAATGATGTGCAGATGCTCGTCATACACGTCCTTGAACAGCATCGCGGCGATATCGTCACGGCGCTGGCCGGTCAGTACCGCAAGCTCCATTGCCCGCTTCAGCCAAGGCTGCTTGGCCTCCGCGTAGATCGCCTTCCATAGCTCCAGGGTCAGCCGCTCGCGCTTGACCTTCACCTTCGCGGCCCGTGTCACCTCGACCGGGTTGTCCTTCCGCCATCCAGCCGCTATCGCCTCGCGCATCACGTCGCTCAGCAATGAGCGCATTGCCCGTGCCATCTGCGCCTTGCCTTCGTCCGTGAAGGTCTTCAGGTAGGCGGCAATCTCAAATGTCCCGAGCTTTTCCGTGTCATGGTGCCCAAGCGCCTCGCTGAGACGATTTAGCCTCATGCGCACGGTTTCCTTGCTGCGGTCGGACACGTCGCGCTCTGCGTAGAGCTTGCGGTACTCGTCGATCCATTCCGAGAACCTGCGGGCCGGCGCGGCTGCTATACGCTCAACCAGGGCTGGCTGCATCTTGGCGCCGGCATGGTTGGCGTGCACAGCCTCCCGCACGGCCTGCGCCTTGTCTGAGCCAAGCCCGTACCACTTTCCTGAAGACGGGTCACGGTAGCTGTAATAGGTGACGCCGTTCCTGCTATCCGTCTTGCGGTACAGGTTCGGCGGCAGGTCTTTCGAACCGGTCTTACGCGGCCTTGGCGCCATGTCGATCCCTCGCGATGCGCCCGGCAAGCGTGCCTGGCTCGATGTACTGTGCGTCTGGCTCAACATAATAGCTGCGCCCGTGCTTCACCGGGGCGGGGAAAATCTTCGCCTCCCGCGCCCATCGCCGCAGCGTGTTGAGCGTCGGCACCGGATCGAAGTTCGCTTCCGCCCATTTCTCAAGGCTCAATTTCATCTCTCACCCCCTCACCGTTACGCCGGCTGCTTCGATGGCGTCGATCGCCTCGCCGCGCATGTCGTTCCAGCCGCCCTCATAGCTCGCGTATGGCGGCGCCTTCATCGGTTGCGGCATCTGCACGACCAACTCCCGCCGCGACGCCCGCCACACATTCCGCATCTGGTCCTTCACGTCCTCGAACTGCTCGCGGAACGGCTGCATTTCCCACCACGCCTCGAACTCTGCTATCGCCTTGTCTGTGTGCATGTCTTTCTCCTGCTGCGTGTGGGGTTAGGCCGAGCGTTCTGCTTTGTCCAGTGCTGCGATTCGCTTGTTGATTCGCTCCAGGCGCTTGGCGATGTCGGCCTGCTGCTCGTCGATCTTCTTGCGGCCGGCTGCTATGGCTGCTGCTTTGGTCGGGTATAGGTCGTGCTCAGTGCTGTACGCCTTGTTTTTCACCGTGACGTCAAGGTGTCCGTACCGTGCTGGGTAATAGGTCGAGTAAGGTCCCACCAGCTCAACCTCGACTGGCGTAAACGAAGGCAGCAACACCCATGCTTTGTACGGGTAGGTTCTTTCGGACATGCAGAATCTCCTCCCCGCCGACTCTCGCCGGCAGGCTGTGTGTTTGGGTGGGGTTAGGGGGTGATGGTGTTTGCAGCTACTGTGAAGGCAAACAGCATGACTAGCGTCGCGCAAAATCGAGTTGCGCTAAGCGGCCAGATCAGAAAGCAGATAGCCAAATACGCCAGCGTGGATAGCAGCATTCACGCCTCCTTCGTAGCCATGGCTGCGCGCAGCGAGTTTTCTGCGTCACGGCACAGCTTGATTCTGCGATTGATACCGACCCCGGACCCGTTTTGCTCTGCGTCAAGCCAAGCAATGGCCTTTCCTGCTGCATCCCGCAGCCTATCCCGCTCGGCGGTCACGGCTGTCAGGGCTGCGAGGTGGTGACGTTCTCTGGCCAGGAAGATGCTGTATGCCTCCTGGCTGACCTTTACGGAGCGATCATCGAATCCGAAGTCCACCCCTTCAGCCTCTGCGGGCTGGGCGGCTAGCGCTTTGTCGATGTTTCCACGAAGGGCGCCGGCGCATCCGTCGTCATGCAGGTAGGTGAAGTTTCGCAGCAACTCCAGCAGCCCCCGATCAACCAATACCTTGCTCATTCCACTGCCTCCAGCGCCTTGGCGGGGTAAATCTGCACGCTGCCGGCGTGGGCCTCGCTCTCTACGGCGTAGCCTTCCGGGGTCAGTGCGGTGGAGTAGGTGCCGCAGATTCGGCCCTGCCATTCGCTGCCGGAGGTCTTGCGCACGCGTTGGTGCATGGCGAACTTGCCGCTCTGCTCGCTGATCGACGTGTAGATGGCCCGGATCGGCCAAGTTCCATCGTCAAGGGTGTTCTGGTAGTGGCGCTGATCCATAAAGGAGTTCCAGGCGCCGTCACGGCCTTGGAACTGGTAGCCGACCAGCTCCATCGCCGCCTGCCCATCCCTGAACGCCTGCGCTGCGGCTGTGGCCATGTCGACGGCGGTGAAGGTGTCGGTTGGCTCGGGCTGCTGGGATAGGGCGGCTGTGATCTGACCAATAAGGCCTGGCTCCCATCCTGTCAGCAACCCGCGGAACTCCACGTCACGCAAAAGCTCGCGCAGCATTTCGTTCTCCGCCTTCGCAGCCCCCAGCTCAGCGCCGAGGTTCGTCAGTTCTTTCAGGTCGTGCTCAGTCATACCTTGCTCCATATGGCAGCGTTATTCAGTTCCGCCTCGGGTGCCCATCGGAAGCCGCTCAGCGCCTGCATCAGGAACGCGGCACCGTTCGATCCGGCAATGTAGTGGCGGGTGTTGGTCGGCTTGTGCAGCCAGATTTGGGTCTTGGGTCGCATGGGGCCTCCGGTGGGCGGCAGCGGAAGCAGGCGCATTGGCCGATCCGCTTGCCGTCCGTGCGGCAGAAGATTGGTGCGTTCACAGCGGTAGCGACTCCTGCACCGCGAGGCATTCGGCCTCGCCGTGTGGTAGTGGCTTGTCCTGCCAGCAGATAAGCGCGACAAGTTCGTCAGTCGGCGTGTCGGTCACGTCCATCCAGTCGCTGTGCGTGGCCTTGAGTTCGTTGGGGTGCAGCCAGCGCGAGTGCGTGCGATCTGGCGACAGGCAGTAGCGGAATCCCTGGTCGCGTAGGGTCATTGGCCTGCAATCCTCCGTAGCGGCTCGCGCGGCGCAATGCGGGGCTCGACGTCAATGAAGCCAGAGCCTCTGAAGTCGCCATCGGTAGCGCGGGCCATGTCCACCTCAAGGCGCGCCGTGGCGTTCACTTCGGCCGCGACCTGGGCTACAGCCTTCGCTTGTTCAATCGAGTAGGTGCCGGCTAGCACGCCCTCCATCGTCTTGCCGAGGATGGCGCGCAGATCACTGAGGTTGTTCATTGTGCTGCTCCAGTTTGTTGAGATTCCGCTTGAACCAGCCGAGCGTTATGGCTGCCTGGCGATACTCGGGCGGATAGCGGTCGATTGAGTTGCGGCGCATGTTCTCTGCACGGGTGACAAGCTCTAGGTTGTCGATTGAGATGTTGGAGGGGTTGCGGTCCTTGAAGACGAGGAAATGCCCAGCCGGCACGGGGCCGTTGTTTTCTTCCCACAACATCACGTGTACCGGGCGCCAATCAGTTCGCTTGTTGCCGGTGTCAGCAACCTTGCGGTAGAGGATGCCGCCCTTGTCGGTGCGCTCAGCTCCGATTTGGCGCCAGGTGTTCGATGGGCGACGGCCTAGCTTGAACTGCGTGTCCTTGGCGCGGCCTCCTGCCTGCCAGCCCTTGCGGCCTGCATTCCAAGTCTGGTGGCCAGGCTTGAATCTTCCGCAGCCGGTGATTTCCTTGAACTCATCAGGGCGGGTCAGTCCGAGTTTCGACACGCGATTGTGAATCGAGCCAGTGCCGCGTCCCATCAAGGCTGCTATCTCGGTGATGGGCTTGGTGGCATACAGTTCAGCCAGTGTTGCGTCCTCTGCCGGCGTCCAGTGCCGGTATTCCGTGCGGCGCCTTCCAGCAAGCGGACTTGTGCAGGTCATCTCCCCTCCTAGGCGACGTGCCGCCAGCTGCGGTAGTCGCGCACCTTGTCGATGGTCCGCTGGTGGACGCCGAGCTGTTCTGCCCACTGGCGCGCAGTGAGCCCGCGGCGGTTGGTGCGGATCGCGCGCACAAGGTCTGCGTTCAGCCTGGCGTGCGGCAGACGCTCACCACGCGGCGCGAACTCATGAGCGCGGCTTAGGTATTCGTCTCGTGTCATGCTGCCTTCCTTCGAGCCTGTGCTCGCGCCACAGCCTTTGCGTAAAGGCACGGCCGGCAGTAGCACTGCCAGACGCCAGTCGTCTTGATGAACTGGAAGTGATCATCGTCCAGCGGCTTCCACTCATCGCAGCCGCCGCAGAGCTTTTCGCGGATGCCGTTGATCTCGCGCCGGACAAGCCGGCCTTTCAATGTCCTGCTCATGCCGCCACCGATCGCGCCTTTCTGGTCGCTACAGCCTTGGCTCGCGCCGCCTGCTTCTTCTCCGGGCAGGTGATGCGGTATGGAATGCGCTTGTCGTCGGTGCGGATCGGCAGGGTTTCCACCGGACCATTAGCAGCCTCAAACGCTGCCATCTTCCTTGCGATTTCCAGGCGCGCAGCCTCGTGCGCGGCCGGCGTGTGCACGCGGTCGTACTTGAACTCTTGCATGGGTGTGTACCGGGGAGGAGGGCGCGCTGGGCGCCCGGGTTATGCGATGCGAAGGGTAGGCCGTGTTTCCAGGTGAGCGCCTGGCACTTCCTGCCCGTTCTTGATGGCTGCGGCGATGGCTGTCTTGTCGACCTCGCGCTTCCACCGCACGAACTCGCTGTCGTCCGGGATCAGCTTGTCGTCGTCGATCACCACGGACGGCCGGCCTTTGCCGAGCTTCGCGGTGAACGTGCCGTCGATGGCCTTGATCTCGTTGATGCCGCAGCGCTCCATGTTGGCCTTGAGGTATTCGCGGAACCACGCCTCTCGCGCCTCCAGCGTCTTACGCTTGGCTGCCACGCGCTTCTCGTGCGCCTTCAGCGCTTCGATCTCAGCGGACAGGTTGAGCGCGTAGGCGGCGACGGCCTGGCCCTTCTGCACGAGGCCGCCTTGTAGCGCCTCAAGGGTGTCGCGCACGACTTCTTCCGGCAGCTCGGGGTCATCCAGCACCTCGAGCGCTTGCTGGTACTCGTCGGCCAGCTGGTAGAGCTTCATGGTCATGTCAGTGCTCCATGAGAAAGGGCGCACAAGGCGCCCTGTGAATTCAGAACGGGATCGAATCGTCGAACGGGTCGCCGCCAGCCGTGTCCGCATAAGCGGCGTAGTCGTCGGCCGCTGCGGTACGCGAACCAGCCGGGCGACGATCAACCAGCGGCTTGTTCATCACCTGCTGGACCATCTTTTCCAGCTTGGCGGCGGCCGGCTTCTTCGGGTCGAGGATTTCCGATGCGGTCTTCTCCGACTCGGCCGAGAACGGCGCGAAGATCGTCGGGCGCGGAATGCCTTTCTCGCTCTTCTTCTCGATCTCCATCTGAATAAGCAGGCCGACTTCCGTGTTCATCAGCTCCGGGAAACCAGAAACGGTAGCCTTGACGCGCTGCTTGGCCTCGTTGTCCCACTTTTCGATTTCGATTGGTTGAGGGTTGCCGACATTGCGCAGCGACATGCAGGCCATCAGCGCATTAAGCAGCTGGTAACCGCCGTCGTTGCGGGTGCCGTGCTGATAGCTCAGGTTCACGTAGAACTGGCCTTCGGCGCCTTCGCGGGATTTGAAGGTGAAGCCGATCCCGGTGGAGCCGGTTTCCTTCTTCTCCATGTACTCGGCGCGGGTGAAGACGCCGATATACTTGCCTGCCTCGTCAATGAAGGCCGATTTGTTGTCGGCGGCGCGAGCGGCATTAGTGTCGAGTGCAAACATGCGTGGTTCTCCTTGGGGTTTTAGGCGACGGCTGCCAGGGGCGTGATGCCGTAGTAGTCACAGATAGCCGCGTCAACCACGGCCAGGTCGTTGTCGATCAGGTCTTCGTCGAACATGCCCATCGGCGCCTTCGTCGTGTCCGATCCGTTGTTGCGGGTGCTCAAGTAGTGGCTGCGATCTTGAACGACCGCCCGGAGAACGATGGTCACCATCCCCTCGAGCGTGATCTTTTCGTCAAGCATTCGGCCGATGGTCTTCATCTTCACTTGGCCGGTGTCCGTTTCCTCGGTGTGACTGAGGATGTAAACCCGCACGTCGTCCGGCAACTTGAGCAAGGCGTCGAACACGTCCCAGGTGTGCCGGCCTATTTCGGTGAACTTGTCGAAGCCCTTCTCCTCGCTGCGGCGCATGAACTCGTTGGCGAGCATGTACTGGAAGTCGTCTATGACGATCACCTTGCGCTCTGTCTTGCGGCAGGCACCGATGATGTTGGCGTGGTTGTCGGTGACGTAGGCTTTCCAGTCCTTAGCGCCCTTGAACGGGAGTGGCTTCTTGATGATCTGGATGAGGGCGGTCGATGCCGGCGACAGGTTCCGCATGGCGGTGCTCTTGCCGCTGCCTGACTTGCCCAGGATGAGCGTTACAGTTGCCATCGTGGCTACCTCTCTTGGTTGTCCCACCGCCGCTCTATGCGTGCGGCCTCGTCTTCGTACTGCTTGCGCTGCTCGCCCTGGAATCGCTCTGGCTCGAACGATCCGAGCGTCATCCAGTCGAGTTGAGCCGCAACAGCAGGCGGAACCTGTGCTGTGGTTGGTTGCATGGTCGGTTACCCGAAAAGTTTGTAGATCGCCGCCTCACCAATGAGGCCGAAAGCGAGCGTTGCGGAAAGGACGCCGAACCCGGTAAGGGTCCACCACGCCGCTGCGAAGCTGTGGCCTGATGGGGTGTCGTCGTGCGGGCCGGTGTCGTAGGGAAGGGGGAGGGTTCTCATAGCGGCGCCCCGTTGGTGATTCGATCTGCAAGGCCCTGCACTACGGCGAAGACAACTAGGGCAATGACGGAGCAGGTCACGTAGACGGCCTTTCGCTTTGCACGCTGGTATTCGGTTGCCATCACATGGCCCTCCCGATGTTGGCTGCTGCTCGGACGATTGCTCGGCGGGTTGCTGAAAGTGAGTCGGGCAGTACGTCCTCTCCAAACACCGGGCCGTACTTGCTGAGCCAGCATGAACCTACCTCTACGATCAGTTTCAGCTTAACCGCCAGCCGCAGCGCATCGCCGTCATCGTCGAGCGGGTTCCATGGCACGAAGCCGTCACCTTCAAGAATCCACACGTCACGCAAATCAACGGCGCCGTTGTGGTATTCGATCTTGTCTCCCCAGCCGCCGCCAATCGCAGCCGCTTTTGCCGAAAGCTCCAACAGTTCGCGGTCATCCATCACACACCCCCCAATAGCGCCACGTAGGCGAGAGTTCCGATAAGCGATCCGGCTACGGTGATGCCTAGGGCGCCGGCCAGCTCCTTGAGGACGTAGGCGGTCATGGCTGGGCTCCGTATAAGTTCGGATTTGAGATGCGATGGTCCGTCTTCCGCGCCTCGCACTCAGGGCAGCAGTAGACGGTCTGGTCATCGGCCCAAACCCGGTTAGGCTCGTCGCTATACACGCGCCCGTAGCACCAACCGCACTCAAGCTGCCAGCCGTGTTCTTCTACCAGTACACGCCAAGGCACCGGCTTGCCGGCCGCCGCATACTCGTCCAGTTCAGGCATTCGACGGCACGACTCGACATCCTCGAAATCGATGTTCAGATCGTTGGCGCCTTTGCGCCGAGCAACCACTGAATGCTTGGCGAACACGACGGTGCCGTACTCATCTCCCTGTACGCTGTATGCCTTCATTCCGTTCATGGCTGCTCTCCTTGCAGGGCGGCGCGGTGATAGGCCATTACCTCAGCCAGGCCGTCGTTGATCGGCTTGATTTCACGGTCGAAGAACGCTTGAGCGTCTACCTCGTCATCAGGCGGCAGCTCACCTGGGCCTGCCAGGCTGTTGTAGATCCAGCGCATTCCTTCTTCATCGCCGCGCTGATCCGAGTCGATGACGGCGGCCTTCATGGCCAGGAGGTAGCGCCCGAACAGCAAGTCCAGCTCCTTGATTCGCATACCTGCTCGCTCGGCATCCTTCTTGCGCGCCTCGACCTCGGCTCTGAGCTGGGTGACCTTCTCCATTTCAGCGATGCACACACGCTGCTGGCTGTCTCGGTCCTCCCGCAGCCGATCCCGCTCAGCGAGAAGGGCATCGTAGTCGGAGGCCAGCACCAGCGGGACCGTGTGAACATCAGTCAAGCGGTTCGTCATTGGCGTGTACGCAGGGTCACCGCTCAGTAGCACCGGCACAGAGCCAGGCATGATGTAAAAACGCTTCACTTCCTTGCTCATGCCGCCACTCCTCGAATTTCCTGCCAGCGCTGATCGGCCAGCTCATGAATCTGTGCGCTGAATGCGCGGTACTGGTCATCAGCGATCAGATCGCAGGCGTAAGCCATTTCGATCATGCCGGTGGCGTAGCTCTCGTCTGGCCTGGGGAAGTGCGAGTTGGGCATTCGCTTAATCTCGCGCTCGATCAGTTCCAAGGCCTTAGCGTGTGCGTGGCTCATGCTGCCTCCCGCTTCTCTTCGATGAGCGTCCATAGCCGATCTTCGATATCCTCGGCGTACTGCTCGGCTACGCCGGCGCAGCCATTGCGCCCCAACTCCGTCTCGTTGCCGTCTTCGTCAAAGACGGACCCGCTGATTACCTCGAACTCCATCTCTCGGTAGCCGTAGTAGTCGTCTGCGCTGTCCCAGCTGCGGTAATCCGGCTTGACGTCCAGGCAGTGAGTCACCTCAACTGCTAGACGGTATTCGTCTAGGTCGATCTCGAATCTCATGGGTGGATACCTCGGTTGCCCGGATGGGCGTGGTTAGGCTTCGCGCTCGGCCTTGTCGAGTGCGGCGATTCGCTTGTTGATTCGCTCCAGGCGCTTGGCGATGTCGGCCTGCTGCTCTTCGATCTTCTTGCGGCCTGCTGCGATGGCAGCTGCTTTATTCGGGTAAAGGTCGCGCTTAGCATTGAATGCCTTTCCCTTCTGACTTCTGTCCCAGTCCTGGTGCGGCCCCCAGTCCGAATAGTGCCCAACCAGCTCAACCTCGACCGGCGTGAAAGAAGGCATCAGCGCCCATGCTTTGTACGGGTAGGTTCTTGCAGACATAAGCTCTCCATGCCGCGTCCTGCGCAGCGTTTCGATTGAGTGGGTGTGCCCGGATGGGCGGGGGAAGGGGGATGCAATGCATCGGGGAGTGATCTGTGGAGCTGGCCCACACGGGCGACCTCCCACCCTCCGCGGGTAGGCGCGCTAAGCATCGACGCCGATTACTAGTCAGGAGGCCTGCAGTCCTCCATTCGTTCATCGCCGCCTACGCAACCAATCACCGCCGTCGCGAACGGCCGGGTCGCTGGTTAACACTGCGCTACAGCTCTACAGATCACTCTCCGATGCAGGCTCGTTACGTGAGCCATTCGGCCATCTCGACGGGCAAAGCTGTGGGAAATCCCGTAGATGGCTGCCGGGGTTTTCTAGCAATCGAGGCACTGGCCGGCTGATCCTCGTCGCAGGTATCCCGAAGGGGCGCTGCGCTCGCCTTTTACTTGGTGCGGCCGATCGCTGCCGCAGCGCGGACGATGGCGCGGCGCCAGCCTGACGTGTAGTCCTCTGGCCCGTAGAAATACTCTATGCACTCGACGCCTTTTTCGTCTTCTACAACGACGCAAGCCTCTGAAGACAGAACATTCAGACATAGACCGGCAGCCAGCCGCAGCGCATCGCCGTCGTCGGTGAGTGGGTTCCAGAATTTTCCGCCTGCAGATTCAAGCGACTGGAACCCGCCAGCCTGGGCGTTACTCCAAGTGGCAATCTCAATCCCGGCGGCCTTAGCCGCCAGCTCCAACAATTCTCTGTCTTCCATCACTTCTCTCCTTTCCAATTCCTTCTCCACCAATCCCACATGTACAGCGCTGCTAGGATGGCGCAGAGGATCAGGACTTCGGGGCCGGTTAGCATGGCCTGTCCTCCTATGTGCTGGTGGGTGACAGTGGGGCGGCTAAAGTCCTGTCCGCGCGCCGTTCAAGCGCTGCGGGACGTACTCAAAGGCGAAGGCAGACAAGGCCATGTGCATCTCATTCGCCAGTTCGCGGCCAGGACGTCTCAGCTCATCCTTCAGATAGCACCATTGCCGCTCGCCGAGGCTGTATGTCGAAGAACCGTGCGTCACATCGCTACGGATGTGCTTGGCCAGCGCCTCAAAGAAATCCGCCTGTTCTACCGTGCTCTGCTTCCAGAACCACTCGGCCACCATTTCAGGTGTCAGGCTCACTTCCGCTGTCGCTTTCATGCTCTCTCTCCATTCTGTTAATCCCCGCTGCAGCCTGTAGCCAAGCTGCGGGGGTGGGGTTAAGCGTACTGCTTGACCATCAGCTCGCGGGCCTGCTGTGCCATCCAGTTGGAACCGCCGGCCGGCTTGGTGCCGAAACGTTCATCGTTTGCCATCAGGTAGCGCGCCTTGCTGTGTTCGCGGATCAGCTCGGCGACGCTTGGGATCTTCTGCTTCATGGTGTTGCTCCGTTCGTGTTGTGATTCATCAAGCCGCCAACTGCGCCTCTTCCATCCGCTGAGCTCTCACTACCACTTGAGAGCGGGGGGATTCCGGCCGGCGAATCGGGCGAACCTGCGGGTTGTGCTCGGCGCCTACCAATAACGCCAGCACCAGTGGAGCGATGATTCCCCGGCGCATGGCTTCCAGGCAGAGGCCGCGTGTTGTGCGCTGATTGCCCAACTTGAAACGGGCGTCGTCGAGCTGCTGCTTGACGGTGTAGTGGCTGCAGCCCATCAGCCGAGCGATTTCCTTTGCCGTCTTGTCTGTTGCTGCCCAGAGAACGGCCAGCAACTGGCGCGGTGCCAGGCCTTCGCCGAGGCGTCCTTGCCAACCATCAATTTGGATTGTGTCCATCGTGGTTCTCCTTGCTTTGGATCTTGCTGCTTTCCGCGAAGCCCTGTTGGCAGGGCTCCCTGGAGAGCATCCCGGCCACCGTGGCGGCCGGGTAATCTCTCAAGTCTTTCCATCCGGTCGCGGACCCTGCCCACCGGAAAACTGTTCTTGGTGCTTTACGCTGCACACCTGGGTCAGTTGCCAACCCTCTGAGTCGTTAAGGCCGACTCATCGCTGCCTGTCGTGTTGCGTGCCACTAAAGAGCTTTCGGGTTGCCCCGAGGCCTCTCGGCCTGTCGTCGCTGTGTTTCGCTTCGATGGGTGAACATTACAACTAGAAATTGTAGCTTGCAAGTGGAAATTGTAATTTTCTTCAAAGAAAAGCCCGCGCAAGGGCGGGCTAGGGTGTCAGTGCTCCCGCGACTAGTCGCAGGGCTGCAAGTCCAGCAGCAGGGTGTCGTTCTTTTTGGGGAAGGCTGTGTTGACCATAAGCATGAACTGGTCCCAGGAAGGCGAGGCACGCATTAGAGCGATCAGTGCGTGCAGGTGCTGCGCTAGCGCCGGATGCCCTACGTCATCGGTTAAAAGCTGGTGGTGCTTGCCTCTCCTATTGCCTTTGGCGTCCTTGGGGTTGCGCGCTTCCAGCTCTGCAAGGATGTTCGGAGCCAGCCGCTCGTAGACCAGATCATTGGTGTACATCCCAGCAGCACCTGGGCGCCGCGAAGGCGAGCTTAGGTCTTTGCGCTGCCAGCCTTTCAGTCTGAACATCTGAGAATAGAATTCGTCTGGAAACCGCTTAGCCCATGCAGCCAGCTCCTTGCGCAGGTACTGGTCGAGGATCGCTTGGAGCGCCTGCTTGTCGCGGACCTCTTGGTAACCGGTGGCCTCATCGACAAGCGCGGTGATGCCAATGTGCGCCAGGCCGCGCATGATTATTTCGGCCTTTGCCGCCATTGGTAGCTGAACCTTGGTAAGCCCGCCAGCCTCCCTTGCCTTGAGCCAAACTTCGCATATCTGGGGAAGGGCGCTTGCGCTTATACCGTGCGCCACGCCGCCGCCTTGCTCGTGTCGATACGGAATTGGCTTTGAGACCAGCGCCGCTAACTCACTGGAAATAAAGGGTTTTAGGGTGTTTGCATTCATGAAAAAGGGTAGTTTCCCACCGGCATCTTCGTCGCCGGAGACGCGGAAGTCTTTGCCACCATAGCTGCGACCAAGCGCCCGGCCGACGCCGCGTTGCGAGAGCACTCGCGTGCCGTCTGGCAGAACTGCGCAATCAATGGTTATCTCCCCGATAGACAGCTCTCCGACGTATAACGCCTTTGGCGCAGCCCAACGGGCCTCCGCAGCCTTCTTGGCGATATCCTTCCTCTCGTCAGCCGTTAGCGCATGGGCGCGCGCGACTCCTCCTTTGGCCTTTCCGGTTGGCTCGCTCATGCTTGCAAAATCCTCGCACAGTTGTGTGTGCTTGCATTTGGCCACCGCTAAGCAAGCATGTCAAACATGGAATGCAAGCATGCAGCTAGCAGCTTGCGCACCGCCAGATGACGTGCACGCTTCCATCTGGCCTTCGGCGCATGGTCACGTTGTCTGCCTGCTCGATTTCTTCAAGAAGACGCTCCCAGTCTTCCGGCCGGTCATCCGGCCCCGGCCTGAGGTTGGCCTGGCGTTCGCGCTGAGCTGTTGGCGCCGTTAGCGCTAGATTCACCCGGCGCACCAAGCGGCTATAGGTCGATGCCTGGCAGTGGTGCGTAATGGCGTGAGGTTGCATCCGATTCATTGTGGTCCTCCTTACTACTGGATATCCACACAGTAATTGTGAGGGTTTCACCGGGCAAGAGGAAAGATGGTGGCCGGTTGCCACATGTAAAGAAGTGGCTCAGACCTAAGTAGGAGAGGGGTTTTGCAGATACAAAAAGCCCCGCGTGGTGCGGGGCTGTCTATCCAATTGCATTCAGCTAGAGGTTGCCCTATATTTGCTTTGCGGGACTGAGCCGATGAAGGTCGGGGTAGGTTCTGCCCCCATTACAGCCCTCGTGTCTCTGACGCGAGCTACAAGGCCTCTTCGGAGGCCTTTGTTTTTTCCGCTATCGGATAATCCCGAACTGGTCGTTTCGATTAGCGCCTTTGAAGCATATCGGCTCTAGCAATTCGAACGCAGTTGACAGTTCTGGCCTGGCTGCCAACGGGATTTCCTTGCGCAGCAAGGCGTAGGCGCAGAAGTCAACAAGCTGGATGAAGTAAGAAGCTTCGGAGTTGCGGAACACCGGATCTTCTAGAATTCTCTGGATTGGGATGTTCTTGCTTTGCGCATCCGTGCCCTCCCAGGTACCGAACTTACTTGGGATTGGGTTGAAGTGTCCCATCTTGCGCACGAGCTTTGTGTACTCAGCCTCTTTGCCCTCATCGCTGATGATGACGGCGTAGCTATCTCTGGCTTCCATGGTGCGGTTAATTCGGTTCAGTAGGCGCTCGTAAGCCCACTGTTGATTCCGGTTGACCACATTGAAGAGGCAGATTTTCTCAGGGCCAATAGCCGCAAGCACCCTCAAGCTGTAGCGAAAAATCCGTTCTCGCATCTGCTTGTCGAGGTGCGTCTTTGATGGTCGCCCGCGACCGGATACAAACTTCGTCGCATGCAACTCTTTGTTCATGTAGATGCCTGCGCGCTGGTTGATCTCTTTCCTGTAGCGAACAACCTGCTGGAAAACCTGTCGCCAATGCTTATCTTCGACGCCAAGCGCCGTGAACATATGGTTTCCGCCTTCGCCGGAATCATCCATGTAGAAGATATACATCTAGAACTGCCCCGGCCGTCCTCGGCTTTTTTCGTTAAACCCTAACCTTGCTCGGCGCCACGATGTGGCCCACGTAGTGCATCTGCTCGATCTGTTCCATTGGAATCGTGCGCCGGCTGTATGCGGGATTGAGCGACATCACGCTGACTTCTACTTCGTTGGCGTACAGCAGCTCCTTGAGCATGCATTCGCCGTCGACTAGCCGGATCATCACGTACTCACCCGGCACAAGCCTTCCGTTTGGCTCACAGACCGCGATCCAGCCCGAACGGATAGCAGGAGCCATCGAATCGCCGCGCAGGCGCAGGGCGTAGGCGCCAGGGTCTTTGGATGGCACGTCAACGACGCCTTCCCCCTCATCCAGTGCATACCAATAGCCCC